GCGTTTGAAACCCTCATAGGCAACCATGCCGGTCAGGGCCGCGAGCGCGATCACGATGAACACGATTCCCCCTCCTGCCGAGATCTCGCCGAACGCGGTCTTGATCTTTATTTCGGGTTGTTCTGCCATTGGCCATCAACGAATACTTTTTTGCTCCTCGATGAAATTCTTTGGCATGCAGGACCAATACTCACTAGGAATATCCTGCCACCTGATTACTTGACCCTTCGGCAAGGTCTGGAAAAAAAGATTCAGCTTGGTGGTGCAGATCACCGCATCCATTTTTTCCCTAACCGATTTATTCTCTGCCCGAACCAACGCTTCGAGCACTCGATGCTCTTCCTTGCGGTTGTCGTGCTCCCAGATCCCCATCACGGTAAGGGCGCTCATCACGACCACGATGAAGACCGTCCCGGCTGCGCTCCAAATATCCGTCGTGTTCGCCAACACCATATCAGCTGCGCCGCGACATCCTCTGCTCTAGGGACTGCATCCAGATAGAGCGGTCTTCGAATTGGGCGAGCCCGATCTGGATCACGTCCTCCTTGCGCATGGTCGGCTCACGCGGGACGACATCGCCCATGATCTTCACCTGGACGTTTCCTTGACTTCCCGCGCCTTCTCGTTGTCCCAGCGGGATGACCCGCTCACCAGCATGCGCCAGGATCGGAACAGGTTGACCTCGCATCCCTGGAACGATTCCCCCGTTTGCAAAACCCAGCAGGCCGGCGATGCTTGAAAAAAACCCACCGATACTCGAACCGATACCGCCGAGGTTCAGGGTCGGCGCGGTTGTTCCTCCGCTTGGAGTGGTTGCGCCAGGAGTAATAAATTTGGCCCCTTCCATCCATCCCATCACCATGTTTTTGATCGGGTTGAACACGGCGAGCTTCAACAACTCCTGGTTAAACGACATGATCATATTTCGCGCCAGGTTCTTCATGCCCTCGCCGAGCGATTGGGAGCCTTCCATCACTCCCTGAAGGGTCGCCTCGATTCCCCGCGTGATCGAGTCGAACAAGCCTTCAAATACTTGTTGCGACGCTCTGCTTATATCCTGGAGATCCTTTCTAATAGCTCCACTAATTTTAGCCGCGAAGGCTGCTTCTTTTTCGAGTTCTGCCAGGTAGGCCTCTCCTGCCTTGGCGAGTTCCTCTTGCTCTTTTGTCTGTGCTTCCATGACCTTGGCTTGTAAAGCCCCTTGCTTCACGAGTTCCGCCAGCACCAGTTCCTGATGCTTCTGGCTTTCCTTCAGAGCTTCAAACGCCTTTTTTTCTTCTTTCAGGATGTCGACTAACTTCTTCCCTTCATTGCCGAGAAGCGCTACCTTGTCGGACGCCGCAAGGATACTCATCTCGTAGTCGATGGCGGCGTCTTTGCCGTCCTCCAATTCTTTAGTCTGAATGCGCACCGCCTCGATTTGACCGACGAGCGAGTCGCGAGCAGCTGCCACCGTCTCGGCATACTTTTTCGCTTCCTCTCCCGCCTTCTCCAGCTCCTCGCGCTGAAGCTTCGTCATCTCGGCCCCGAAGCGCATCTGCTCCTTGAAGATCAGTTCATTTCGTTGCGCCTCGGTGATCTTCATCGAGAAGATCTTCGCCATCTCCTGAAGGTGGTCCAACTGGATCGCCCCCTGCCGGGTGGTCGTCTCGGCCTGCATCGTCGCGTTGTTCAAGCGGTCCCATTCCCGGCGAAAATCCTCGGTTTGTTTCTGTGCTTCTTTCTGCTTGCCGACGAAGTAGGCCAGGGCCGCCCCCGCCGCTACGATAGCGATGGTCCAGGGACTGAGGATCCCCATCAACACCCGTAGCGCAGCCGACCAACTTCCCGTCGCCGCCGCCGCGCCTAGGATCGAGAACACCATGTTGTCGACGGCACCGGTAACAGCAGCCATCGCCGGGCTCATGTCCTTGAACAGGCTTATGCTCTGCTGAACAGCCGCCGCCAAAGGCAGGAACGCCGCACGCGCCCGGGTCGCCGATTTCTCGGTTTGCTCGGTCTCGCCGCGCAGGATGGCGAACGACCGGGCCGCCATCGCACTCACGTCGTTCTGCTGGCGAAACGCCATGGCCCCCTTCATCACCTCGGCGGACATCGCCTTCTGCGCCACAGCCACCTGGTCCGCCGTGAACCCCAACTTCTTCATCTCGTCGGTGGCCTGGTCGATCTGCTGACTCGCCGTCTTCAAGGCAGCGGTCAACGGACCGGTGTCAGCTGTGAAGCGTGTCAGGACTTCCCCCGCGATCAAAATATTTCTCCTTACTTGGTCGTCGTCGAGCAGGCCGTTGATGAGTAGGCCGTAGCCGAGACGGGAGCGAGTAAAGGCATCAGACCGCGCAGCCGCACGCAGTAGGACGTGAAGCGCCTTCTTCCCGTCCAGTCGTAGGTCACGACGTCGGCTGCGAGGGAGGCGATCTGCTCGAAGGTTTGGTTGCCTTTGGCCGGTTTTCCTTCTAGCTCGTAGCCGATCTCGTTCGGCAGGTCCTCCCAGGTGATCCGCATCCCCGAGCTTGAAATCGCCGAGATGCTGAGGCCGCTCGGCGGATTGGCTGCAGGGGCCGGCCCGGCTGGCATGTTCATGCACGACCGGTTCGACTTCACCGACTCTGAGAGGATCTTTCCCGTCGCGTCTGCAATGAAAGCGGTCACCTCGTAGCACACCGGACTCCCGACCGTTCGGGTCACCGGGTCCTTGTACGAGGTCAAGTTCGGCCCGATCTTGGCTATCTGAACGCCGTCGCGGTAGATCGCCTGGCCGGTCTCGTTGGTGGCGTTGTCTTGCCAGGTTAAGGTGAAGGTGTAGGTGTTGGTCGTCTGTGCCAGGCAGGTCAGGGGGATCAGCACCAGAAAGACGATCAGAAAAATTGCTGTCTTCATTTCTTCCTCCGTTCTCTGATGTCGATCACCTTCCCGGACGTCACCATCGCGTCGAGGTAAGCCAGGTCGCTCTCGACCTGCATCTCCTGGTCGACGACCTTGGGATAAAGAATGTCTTCGAGCTTTAAGGGGTTGGAGTCGGGACCGCGCAAGGCGTTGTAGACAAGCTGGATCAAAGTCCCGAGCAGGTAATCCTGACGGAGCTGACCGAAGGGGTGTTCGCTAAAGTATAGCTTCCATTCCATGAACTCAGACGCCGACAGAGAGTCAAGTAATTCCTCGACGGTTCGACCCAGGGCCAGGGCTAGTGTAAATTCAAAGGCTCTGGGTCCACGGAGTTTTTTTTGAGCTTCTCCTGCTCCTCTTTGGTGTAGCCGGAAAGCCTCATGCAGGTCGAAAAGATCCGATCCAGGGCGGCTCCCGAAAGCTGGTTCACTTCTTCGACATCGTTCTCGTCGAACAGGTGAGTCCCATCCTCGTTGATGCAGGTCATCACGACGATCTTAGCCCTCATGCTCTCGTAGCGCTTGGTTTTTCCCTTGACGGTGGTCTCTTCCCCCATCACAGCGTCGGTAAAGCCAGCCTCATAGCGCGACCGTTCATCGCCCCTAAGCTCGCGCACGATCACCTCGCCGTCCCACTCGGGGATCTGGACAACCTCCTGGCGGAGTTTCTTCTTTCCCAAGACCGTGTCGCGGTTAAGCAATGGCATCTCAACCTCCCGTTCCCCTAGTGATCGCACCCGTCGGACGGACCACAAAATTTTGCTGCAAAGGCCCGGCAACTGGAAAACTGAAGCCGAGGCTGGTGACGTAGCCGCTGAACTGCATGTAGTTCGACGCCGGGTCAGGCAGCACGACGCGCCAGGTCCCGAGTCGCTTGGTTTCCTTGTCCGTCATCAATGACTGATGCACCGTATTGGCTGGGTCGTAGATCATCGGCGCCCTCAATTCTCCGCTTCGATGAATCGTCGGTGCCCCTTCCTCATAGGAGTTCGGCGAATCGTGTGTGGTCATGTCCAGCCAGTCCACCGAGATGTCCGGCCCGGTAATATCTTGGAGGCCGGGGATCGTTTCGTAGAGAGACGACGACGGGTTAAGCCGCTGGACCTTGGTTCCCATCGCCCATTGTTTTGCTGCCATCGTTGCCTCCCTGAGATCAGAAGATGGTGTTCGGCGTGCGGAAGATGATGAACTTCATCGTCGCCGCCGAGACGGTAATGGTGATCTTGCCGGTGGCCCCGATGAAACCCACCGTCGGGGGCGACACGAACGCGAAGCCTCCTGCGGCCACGGTGTACGGCCCCATGTCGCCGGTTCTGTTCTGGGCGTCCGCAGTGGAGACCACGGTGAAGGTCCCAGGCGCGCCGGCCGTGTTCTGAACGACGACGACCTCGCGGCCTGTCGCCGTGAACTCTATCCCGGCGGTGTCGGTCGGGGTGATGACCGTCCCGTCCAGGGAAAGCGCCGTCACCGGCAGCGTCGGGTACTTCACCGCGTTTCGAATCTGTGCATCAGTAACGCTGACAACAGGCATAGCGAACTCCTTTTACACGCGTCCTATCTCGAAGTTGACGACTATCCGGGGGCGGTCGTTCTCGTCTGCCCCCATCGGGAACGGGCTCTGCAAGGCCAAGATCTTCAAATACCGCCGCGTGTCGATGGTCGTGTTGACCGTCCCGTTCAGCACGTCGTAGACGCTCTGCGCCTTCGCCCTGGCGTTGGCGTAGTTGTTGTCTCTCGCCACTACCTGAACTCGCGGGTTCTCCCACTGCTGGCCGTCGTGGGCGAACTGCGGCGGGATTCCCCCGTACTCGTAGAGGCAGACCGCGTCGTCCGGTGTGTCGGGCATCTTCACCATGAAGACGGGGCTGACTCCGTTCGCAACCAGGTAACCCTTGAGCTCTTCCAGGATCGCCATCAGGCCAGCCTCGCCTTCAATGCCGCGCCGATCCGTTCATCTAAATTCCGCGAGCGTTGGTTGAACGGTTGCTCTAAATACTTGTACTGAGTCGGCGGATCGTGCCTCGCCTCCTGATCCTCGTGTACGACGAGCGCGTAGGGGGCAGCCGCGCCGCCGAACCCGCACTCGACTGTCACCACGCCCGAGTGCGACGGGGTGATCGCGAAGGCTGTTCCTTCTGACACCGTGGCCATCCCGCCGATCTCTCTCGGGAGCATGACATAACCCGACGCTCGCAGCGCGCCTGTGTCGACTGGAACGAGTTGCTTGGCTTCGGTCATCGTCCCTTCGGCCTCTCGGTAAAGCGCCCGCGACAGTTCGAAGAAAACGTCCTGGCCGAGCGCGGTCATCTTGTTCAGCACCTTGTCGAGCCCCTTCACTTCAACGCTGAGGATCTTCTCAGCCATCTACTTTCCCGGCTTGGGGTAGTCGTCGGGCCGTGTAGGCTCCGGCTCGTCCGGTTCCGGTGTCGGTTTTTCTGATTTTTCCATCCTTGTGCTCCTTTATAAAAATACTTCACTGTGGTCGAACCCGGTGCGGTCGTTGACGTTGCTCACCCACAGGACCGGCGGGGTCAGGTTCACTCCCTTGAACGATGGCGGCAGGATGATCCGGTCGTGCGCGGTTAATGGTCCCCCCTCGATATAGAGTGTCGTGTTGCTCGCCCTCTCGTCGCCCTGAAAGTTTCTAACCATCTTAACCTTGTCCTCTATGTAACAGCTCATCTGGATCGGCGCTCCGTATTGCGGGTTGCCGTAGTCATCGAAGGTACCGTCCCAAGGCTCAACTGTGATGACGCTCGTCATCCAGCCTGGACTGAAATTTTGAACGAACGGGCCGCTCATACTTTCCACGTCCACGTCACATCGGGAGAACGATACCCGCTAACAAATTGTTGTCTGTCTTCATCTTTTGGTGAACGCAAACCATCCGCTGCACTCCATGTATTGTTGTACGTCCCTTGTAGTTGGCCGTTCCGTCGATAAGCTTGGAAACGTGCGGGTAGTTTTTCGTCCCTTCTCTCTGCCTGGATTGTCCCATACTTCGATCTCGCTACTATATGCCCGTGCGGCACGTCCGGGTTCCTTGGTATCGAGCGAGAATCACCCTTGCCGCTCTTAACGCCTTCTTTGCCCTCACCTGGCGGACATGAATTATCTATCCCGCCGCCCTCGCCCGTTGGGCAGAAAGCCTTCAACATTTCCTCTCTTGTAGTCGGCCATTTCACGCCTTCTCCTCGCTGTCGTAGACGTTCCAGGTCACATCCCAAGCGCCAGGCGGCACAGGCTGAGAGGTCCCGCGCCTGTCGAACTGACCCATCCCAAAAATTTGCGGGGCGCAGAGTCCTCGTCCCGTCGATGCCGCAGAGATCGGGACTGCCTTGCCTGACCCCATTTTCCTAAACATCGCCGACTTGGTCGTCCAGAATTGGACCGACCCCTGCGAGTAGGACTCAGACAGACCGCCGACCGACTTCGACGCCAATCCTCCGCTGGTGACCTTCGTCGTCATCATGTCGCAGGCCGTGGCGGCTGCCATGTAGACGTTGGCGTGGGTGTCGAGCAGGTAGAGAAGCTCGGCGTCTGTAAAGTTGAAGGTCGGCCCGGTGTCCCCGATGAGAAACCGTAGGGCGTCCTTGTTGGTGCACGATGGGTCCGAGTAAGAGGCGCTCATTGACTACTCCTCAAGTCAGCGTCCACCTTGAAGGTGAAGTTGGGAGTCCCCCCGGCGATCACCCACTTCGTCTTCCACTTCGACCCGGTCTGCCCCTGCTTTACACCGACAGCTAACGTGCCATCGGTCGGCGCACCTAATTCAGTTTCAGGAGCGACCAGCCCTGACCAGAAGGCGAGGAACTTCTTCGCCCCGCCGTTCCCTAGTACCGTTGTGAAGTGAACGAAGTCGTCGTAGGTCGTGCCGCCGTCTACCGAGTGCTGGATGTAGACGTCGAGGGTGTCGCCTGCCGCTGCGGCCGCTGCCGACACGGTGAGTTGAATGACCGCCGAGGTGATCTGGGAGTATCCCCCAAGGGACACCTGCTCTCCGCTCGCGATCCGGGCTCCACTAGACAGGAGTTGCACATCAATTCCTCTCTCTATGTCACCGGCACCACGGTGTAGAATGCGGTCACCTTCAAGCCCCCGGTCCCTGTGGTGATGTTCGCCGTCAGGACGTGGAGCACCAGGGGAGAGGCGGCCACCATCAGGGTCGTGTTGGCTCCCGATGCCGCCGTGTGGGGCTTAAGCCATCGGGCTTGTAGGGTGGTCTGATCGAGGAAGCCGGTAAGGGCCGCCTGAGAGACTTCAAGCCCCGATGCGTCGGTATACTTGACCGACAGTCCGGTCGCGGTTGTCAGGTTGTACGCCGTCCCGGCTGGTTTTCGAATCGACGCGCCCAGAAAGATGTTCGCGCTTCCTGCTTTCGGCGCGGGGACGATCACCTGTGGGGTCGTGAACATGGCGAGCAGCTGAGTCGAGGTGATGATCGATGATCGGGCGTTGAACCCCAGCGGAGAGATCTGCGCCCGTGGTAGTTTGGTGTACATAGTCTCTCCTTCAGTGGTTACTGGCCGCAGTCTTCGTCCAGTCGATCTGCTCGGCCAGCTCGCGATCCTCCCGGCTCATTTCGCGATCTTCGGGGTCCGGTACGTTGAACTGGTTCGGGGCCGTCTCATAGCGGTCTATGTCGGCCAGGATGGCCTCGCGCTCCTCCTCGGTGCAGTCCGACAACTCCTTGACCAGGAAGCGCTTCGCCTGGTGTCGGCGCTGTCCGTGGGCGGTCTTGCTCTGCTCGGTGGCGAACTTCAGCCCGCACCCGCACTCAAAGAAAGTGGTGCCTGTCCAGGGCTCCAGCTTGTAGATCCGTTTCATCTGGTCGCGCCGGGAGTCTAACATGTTGCTCATCTTCAGGGTGTCGACCAGCAGTCCCTGGTCGCCCGGTATCCCCCAGAGGTTTCCGTCCTTACCCAGTTGAACACCCAGGACGTAGTAGGTGGCGTTGGACAGGCTGCCGGTGCTTTTCTTCTTCGATGGCATCATTGCCTCTTTTAGCGTCTCATCTGAGATCGAAAATCAGGCAACGGCCGTAGCGATGAACGTGCCTGCCCCGCGTGCCGTCTGTTTCTGGTCAAAATACGTGTTCATCTCAATGACGTCCACTTCCTTCTCCTCGTTTCTCATCCGCTTGATGTACTGCAAAGCGTTGGCGACCCGGTTCCAGACAAACGTGTAGCCCGCCGCCGGCGCGAGCAAGGACGGCCCCGCAGGGACCCAGGCGACCAGCACTCCCTTGCCGAATATCCGCACGTATGTTGCCGATGCCTCAGCGACTCCTTCTGCCGAGGATACACGGATGGCCCTCCCGATCAGGATGCGCGGTATGTCGATCATCGACCCGAATATGTCGGTCGTCATCACGCCCCGCTGCGTGTACTTGATAGAGTCTATGGCGTCGGGGTGCCACTTCAGCTGCACCCAGACCTGCTTGCCGACCACCATCGTGTTCGGCTCCCTGCCGATGCTCGCCTCCATGTCGTCGGAGATCCCGGCCAGGTCGATCAGCGGACTCGAGGTGGCGTAGTCCGACCACTGGGCGAAGTCGGTCCCGCCGGTCTTGTCGTTCCACACACCAGCCTTAAAA